GGGATGAGATCCCCAACAGGTGTGTTCCCTATATCCCCTAGTGAGGGTGGGTTTGTGGTCCAGGAGTCCTCCTATAGCCCTCCACGGGTGGAGACTCCGCGGCCGGCTTGGGTTACTGGAAGCTACGGGGAGACCTGGGCGGGGTGGGCCGAGGACAGCCAACTGGTGCCGAAACTGCGGCCGTGGCAGCGCTACGTCATGGACCGCGCACTTGAGCACGATGAGTTCGGCGATCTGGTGTGGCGGGTGGTGATCGTGCTCGCCTCCCGGCAGTCGGGTAAGTCGAATCTGATTCGGGCGGCGGCTGGGTGCCGGGCGCATTTCGCGGAGCAGATCGGGGAGCCGCAGCAGGTTTTGCACGTGTCGCGGCGGGTGATGAACGCGTCGAAGATTATCCGGCAGTCGTTTCGGTGGGCTGCGAACAACGACCTGAAGCGGCGGGCGTCGTCGGGGCAGGAGTCGATCGCCTGGCCGGACGACTCGGTGTGGTTGGTGTCGTCGGACGAGTCGGTGTGGGGCGAGACCGCCTCGTTGGCGTTCCTGGATGAGGCGTGGGATTTGGCGCCGGCCGTCCTCGATCAGGCGTTGATGCCGACGATCGTGGAGCGGATGCAGCCGCAGATCTGGCTGTTGTCGGCGTCCAACCCGAGGGCGACGACGTTGGTGCCGGAGCAGCGGGCGAAGGCACTATCGGGTGAGCCGGGTTATCTGCTGCTGGAGTGGTCGGCGCCGCCGAAGGCGAAGCGGACGGATCCGGAGGTGTGGCGGGCGGCGTCGCCGCACTGGACGGCGCAGCGGGGTGTGTTGATGGCGTCTCAGGTGAATGCGTTGGGGTTTGCGCAGCAGTGGTTGGATGTGTGGCCGGATTTCGCCGGTTCTCGGGATGCCGGGTTTGGGTGGCCGCCGGGTTGGGCGGATTTGCCGCGGGTCGGCTCGGGGCCGCAGCCGGGGTTGTTGGCGGCGGTTGAGTGTTCGTTTGATCAGCGCGTGTTTGGTTTGGCGTTGTCGGATGGGGTGAATGTGTGGTCGCGGGTGGCGCCGAACGTGGAGGCGGCGTTGGCGCAGCTGCGGGCGTGGGCGCCGTCGCGGGTGTTGGCCGGCAAAACGATCGAGGCCGATTTCGCCGGGGCGTGGGTGACGTTCGGGGTTGGGGTGAAGGAGACCCGGGAGGCCAGTCCGTATCTGCTGTCGCGGCTGCGGCGGATCGCTCATGATCATGATGCGGAGGTGGCGGTGCAGATTGCGGTGGCGAAGGCGTCGTCGACGGAGGTGGGGCCGGTGATTTCGGCGCGGGCGTCGTCGGCTCCGATCCCGGCGGTGAAGGCGATCGCCTGGGCGTGTTGGGCGGCGTTGGATGCCCGGTTCGAGGTGGCGGTTCCGGCGATCTGGTGAGGTACAATTCGCCTCGAGGCAGACGCCCTCACCCCAACGCCGAGACCTGGCGAACCCTGCAACATTCAGGAGTTCCTGTGGTCGGCGCGCGTCGTCTCCCGATCCAAACCCGAGCATCAACCGGCTATGTGCGGGCGACCGATTCGATTCTGAGTAACTCCCCGGATGGTTGGGTGGCTGATCAGCCGGGCCCGTTCTGGTGGGTGAACGGCGACCAGCTCACCGATTACGGCCTGGGCGATTACGGCTTCAATCCGTGGCAGAACCACGTGTACGGCGGCCAGCCTTACAGTTCGCAGTTCCCCGGTTACGGCTCGGGCGGGATTTTGTCGGCGGTCACGAGGGCGACGGCGATCATCGTCGGCCCGGTGATCCGCACCACCTGGCGCTATTTGGAGGGCACCAACACCGACGTGTCGGATGTGGCTGGCGGCACCGCAACCCATCCGCGGCCGTTGTGGGTGGCCGATCCGCAATTGCGGGGGAAGATTCCGGGCGGTGACGGGAACCGGCCAACGATTCCGTATCCGAAGCGGCTCGGCGCCCACGACTTTTGGAAAACCGCCCTTGCCCACGCTTTGTGGTTTGGGTTGGGCGCGATCATGTACGCCGAGGACGCGTTCGGGCAGCCGTTGGCGGGCACCCTGCGGGTCATCAACCCGGACCGGTGGGCGTTCACCGACGACGGCCGCTATGTGTTGGATCCGGGCGGCGATCAGCCGCTCGAGTCGGATTTCGACGGATATTTCAACGTCGGCCCGTATCGGTGGCGGCAGGTCCTGATTCGCGGGTTCGCGCCGAACGACAACAACACCCCGGAGGGGGCTTTGACGCGGTCGGGGTTGTTGTTGGCGACCGGCCGCCGGATGGATTCCTATCTGGGCTCGGTGTTGGGTTCCGGCGTCCCGTCGGGTGTGTTGAAGGTGACGACGCCGAACTTCGGGAAGGCTGACGCGGACACGTTGAAGGCGCGGTGGATGGAGGCGCACGGCGGCACCCGGAAGGCGGTGGCGGTGTTGAACGCCGGCGTCGACTTCACCCCGCTGCAATTGTCGGTGGTTGATTCGGATGCGGTGGCGGCGAAGGCGGCCTGGTTGGTCGATTTGGCGCACGCGTTCAACCTGTCCGCCGCCTACCTCGACGCAGGCACCGCCGGCGGCGGGTCGCTGACCTACTCGAATTTGGTGGACCGCCGGCGGGACCTGCTGGATTTGACGCTGTCCGATTGGGGGCGGGCGATGGAGGACCTGATCACCTCGATCCTGCCGTACGGGATGAAGATGCGGGTCGACTGGTCCGGGTTCCTGAACATCGACCCCAGCCGCGATCTCGCGTTTGTGAAACAGGGCCTGGAGATGGGTTATCTGACGGTCGAGGAGGCCCGGGACCGGCTCGGGCTGCCACCTTTGGAGGTCACGAATGTCTGAGTTGGAGACTCGGCTGCTGGTTGGCGCCGAGCTGCGGGCGTCGGATGAGGGCACAGAGAAGGGCTTTGAGGGCAGGTTGGTTCCGTACGGCGTGTTCGCGCCGATCGGCGGCACGTTCGAGGAGTCGATCGCCCCGCAGTGTTTCGCGAAGTCGATCCATGAGGCGGCGGGGAATCTGCCGTTGATGGCGAACCATGATCATCAAAGGTGGCCGATCGGCCGCAGCGTGGAGTGGGACGACCGGGCCGATGGGCTGTGGGGTCGTTGGATCATGGCGGACACCGACAGTGCCCGCGAGGTGCACGGCCTGGTCTCCGCCGGGATGGTGCGGGGGTTGTCGTGCGGGTTTGTGCCGATGCGGGACCAGGAGACGTGGGAGAGCCGCCGGCCGCCGGATCTGTCGCGGGTGACGCGGAATCAGGCGCGGTTGATTGAGGCGTCGGTGGTGCCGGTGCCGACGTGGGCGGAGGCGGTGATCACCGTGACCCGGAGTTCGGTGGCGCCGCCCGGCGGGCCGTTAACCCCGCGGTTGAACGCCTGGTCGGAGTGGCGGAAATCGTTGGAGATGGTAGCGTGAGCCTCGGAACTGACCGGGGCGCGCGTGATACATCGAGAGACCGCCACAGCGAAACCATCGGATCCCTTCGCAACCGGGTAATCGCGAGACCTTCCGGGGCGATGAAGACGTGACGCCAGGCCCCCCTGCGCGTCTTACCTTCGTTGCTCCGGGAAGGGGCACCCATGACCACCATGCTGGAACGGCTCACCGATGAACGGACGGGCCTGATCACTTTCGTCGACGAAACCCTGACCCGCGCGAACGAGGAAAACCGGGATCTTGTCGACGCCGAGCAGCGGAACCTCAAGAGCTCGCAGGAACGGATTTCGCAGCTCGACCTGCAGATCAAGCCGCTGGTTGAGTTCGAGCAGCTGCGGGCTGCGTCGGTGCAGATCGACCGCCGCGTGTCCGGGCCCAGCCCGCAGCGCGCTACGGCGGGGCGGATGCCGTCCGGCGGCGAGTTCCGCGGCTTCGGTGATCTGTATGTCGCATCCGAGGGTTACCAGTCGCGGGGTTGGCAGGGTCGGGCGCAGTTCGACGACATCAACGCGCTGCAGCTGGCGACGGAGACGCGGGCGGTGCTGACCAGCGGCGCCTCGCCGGGCAAGGATTATTTGCCGACGCCCTACCGGTTTACGACGTCGACGCCGGAGTTTAAGACTCCGCTCCTGGATGCGGTGACGAAGATTTCGGTCACGACCGGCTCGGTGGATGTCCTCACCTGGGGTGAGATCACTGGCACCGCGGAGGTCGCCGAGGGTGCGGCCAAGCCGGAGGTTTCGGTGGTGAACGGCACCACGCCGCTGTCACTGAAGACGATCGCCGGCTGGGTGAAGTACACCCGTCAGCTCGCCGAGGACGCGGCAGGGTTCGCGGCGTTCCTGAACGCCGGTATCACGCGGGATCTGCTGCGGAAGTTGCAGGCGAACATGGCTGCGGCGATCACCGCGGCGGCGATCCCGACGACCACCGGCGCCGCGGGGAAGCCTCTGATCGAGGTTATTCGGGCCGGTATGGCGAAGGTCGAGGAGGCCGGGTTTCAGCCGTCGGTCGTCATCGCGTCACCGACGACGCTGGCCGCGATCGACGTGTCCGTCCTCAACCTGGGCGGCTCGTCGTCGACCGTCCTCGCCGGCGGCCAGTGGGGTTTGACCCCGGTGCCGGTGTCCGGCTACGCGAACGTGATTGTCGCCGACGCGGCGGAGGCGTTCGTGTTCTTCAGCCGTACCGGGATCAACATCTACACCACCGATTCGGATATCTCCGGCGCCGGCGCAACCGCCGCCTCTGATTTCCGGTCGAACATTCTGACGACCCTCGGTGAGACCCGCGGGCAGGGTGCGGTGCAGAACCCGAACGCGGCCACGAAGTGCGTGACGACCCCGTAAATGATCACGGCCGACGAGGTGAAGGAGGCGCTCGGCATCCCGCCGGGCGACTCCATCGACGACGCCTGGATCACCCAGTGCACAGCTGCGGTGAACCAGTTGGTGCTCGATCTGCGGCCGGACGCGGTCGACACTGATGAGCGGATCCGGTGGGGTGCGTTGCAGTTGGCGACACGCTGGTATAGCCGCCGGAACAGCTCTGATGTGTCGGCGTTCGTTGAGTTGGGCGGGCCGCCGCCCAGCATCGACCGCGACGTCGAGGTGTCGTTGCGGATCGGCCGCTATTTTCATCCGGCGGTGGCGTAGATGACTGTTGCAACGGTGGGCCTGGTCGACATCGTCCAGGCCTACGTCGACGCGCTGAACGCGGCCGGGATCCGGGCGACGATGGACCCGCGGAACGTCAACCCGCCGTGCGTCCTACTCAACCCGCCCAGCGTGGTGCTCGACATCGCTTGCGGCGGAACGGCCACTTTCACCGCCTACGCGCTCACCCGCGGGCCCGGTAACGCCGACGCGTGGCGGTCGTTGGATGCGTTGGTGACCGACGCTTACGGGGTGTTGCCGTTGGAGAGTTTCGAGCCAAGCAGTTACGCGGTCGACGAAACGTCGGCGCTCCCGGCTTATCTACTGAACTGGACCGAGGCCATCACATGGCCGTAAACGAAGGGATGCGGCCATGAGTGTGGTCGACGCGAGAGTTAAAAAGGGCTCGCTCACGTTGGGCGGCGACACGTACAGCTGCCAGCCGACCAATGTGACGATCGCCCCGGATCATGAGGGCAACGCCGAGGATACCGTCGAGGTGCTTTGTGGTGACACGCTGGTCGATGCGACCGGCACCACCCTGATCGCCAATTTGACGATGACGGCGATTCAGGACTGGACGAACAGCGCCGGCCTGATCGCGTTCTCCTGGGATCAGGACAACGTCGAGAACGACTTCGAGTGGCAACCCAGCGCGGACGCGCAGGACAAATGGGTTGGGAAGGTCGTGCCGGAGGCGCTGACGGTCGGCGGCGATGTCGGGGCGCGGATCACGTCGGATGCGGAGTGGAAGATTACGCAGCTGGTGACGCCGCCGCGGCTCGGGTCGAAGACGGTGATCGGTGGCGCGACTGTGGCGATCACTGGCGTGTCGGCAGGCACCCCGGGCGCGTTCGCGCCGGGCGGCGCCACGCTGCCGGCGAACCTGTCGGCGTTGAAGGCGGATCCGGTGGTCGGCGATGCGGGCACCAGTAAGCCGGGCACGGCCTGGACGACCGGGCAGTGGGTGAACCTGGGCGACGGCAGCCACGCCTACTGGAACGGCACCGCGTGGGCGGTCGGGGAGGCCCCGTAACAACCACGACGGACCCGGCGGCGCGTGCTCGTCGCCGGGTTCACAACCTCTAGCACGGGAGGAAGGGCACCTCATGAAGGTCAAACTCAAGATCGTCCTGGAGACACCGGACGGTGAAAAGTCCGACGAGGTCACCGCGGACGCTCGAGACCTCCGGGCCTATGAATCGGAGTTCTCGGCAAGTTTCCTCACCACGGAACTCTCGATGGTTCAGTTGACTCAACTCGCCTACTGCACGATGAAGCGGGCCAAGAAGTTCAGCGGCAGCTACGACATTTTCGACGCGCAGTGTGTCGAGGTCGAGTCGGCCGACGACGAGGAAGCCGAGCCGGGAAACCCTACGTCGAAGGCTCGTGGGGGCGCGCGCTCACAAGCCTGATGGTTAGGACCGGGATCCCTGTCAGCGTTTGGGAACAGGAAGGAGACGCAGTGATCTACACGGCATTC